CTCCCGTTTTGTTAAATATCGCAGCTCCTCGACAGGTTCCTGGGCGAGCAAATACGAAAGAGGCACAAAATGAAACCCTGCCATCGATTCAAAAAATAAATAATCCATCTCGCCCTGGGCTGACACGGCATTTTTTGTCATAAAATCGATAACCGCCGAGCCCTGGCGATAATCACAAAAATAATCGACGACTTCGGAAGTATATTCTGCTGCAATAGTTTTTTCATGCGATTCATAAATATCCCGCACAATCGACTCAACGACATTTTCCGGATAATCAGAATATTTCCGGCTAATCTGATTTAGGATATCAACTTGCTTTTCCGGAGAGTAAAAGTAACACTCTAAAATTTTGGATTTTGCTGATGTTTTTGTTATATCGAAATCCCTATTAATTTTATATAACCGAAAGGAATAAACCCTCTGAATATTTGTTGCCCGTTCCTGAAAAGAAATCCTGATTTCTTCATTGCCGGAAAGAGACTCATTTTTAAACATATCATAAGTGTCGGATATAAATACCTTGCCGGACATAAAATTTTCAAAGATAGATTCAAATAATTGTAAGCCCAAAAATATCTCGATTAAATCTATCCGTTTTCCTGCAATGGTAATCAAATCCAAAGAGAGGACTTTTATTGTTTCGAAGACTGGATTTTCAGTTCTAATGGATGCCATTTTATTCCGGTTTGTTTTTCAAAACATCAGACAAAAATTCATTAACAAATTCAGATTTTAAAACTTTGATTTTCCGTTTAACATCGTTCTCTGCCTGGAGGAGATCATAATTAACTCCAAATATGGTCAAATCCAAGGACCCTTCACTTGCAATGGTCATCTCCCGCGCGATGATCTGGAGCACAGCATCCGGCAAAGGTAAATCAAAAATCATATCTCGGATGTCATTAATAATTACCAATACCCAATAAAGCTCAGTATCCGCATATTCATCGAAGGCCACACTTTCTAAAGTCTCGTGTTCCATCAACGTTTTTGTATACAGATATCTGTCTTCCAGGGCAGCAGTCAAAACATATTTATTAAAAATATTCCTGACTGTAAAATCCCCGGTTTGCATCAATGGCATTAAATCAAAATATTTCATTATATACCTAAGTTATATTCGTTTCTGCTGACGCGCTCGAGTTCTTTTAAAGTTATATCTAATGCGACAGAAGTGGGTGCACCATCCCGGTAGAAAGACTGTATATCATCAGGGAGGTAATTTACTGAAAGATTCGTGATAACTGATGCTTTAAAAATTAATAATTTATCGAATAAATTGCCACTTTCGCCGGATGGAAAATGTACTTTTACCATAAAAAACGATGGATAATCGATTACGTTTCCATAAAAATCTGCAATGCTTTGTTTTTTGAAAAACTCAATAACTTCCGCGAGACGTTGACTGTCCTTTTGACCTTTCGGTAGCAGTTTAAAAGAAAACTGCCATTCCCTAAAATCGGTTAAGCCAAATGCTAAAGACTGAAGGTCATTGGTAGTTGAACCTTTTCTGGTTTCCGCAAATTTTGCTATACTGGTTGAGAATCCACGTATGAAATCGATCCCACTTTTTATACCCAATTGAAGCAAATTCTTTGCACCGAGGCCTTCCTGCGTTTCCCAGTTAACACTTTGCTGGTCATTTATACTTTCGGCCAATGGTAAAGATACAGAGCCGCGCGATGTGTTCCTGATAAAAATAGAAGAGTTCTTTTTTGCGTTTCCATCTATATGCCATTTATATGCAGTAAACTGAATATAAGGAACATTTGGGATGTTATTGGGATCACTACTCGCAGTGGTATACCCAACTCTGTTTAAATTAGTTGGAAACACTAATCGAGGTGTCGTGTTTTTATTATTATAAGTTTTATTTTCCATTAATTATCTCTTATCGCGGGACCGCGTGATTGAAGGACCTATAAATAAAAAGGGCTCAGGGATTCTTCCTGAGCCCTTTTGGACTTCTTTAATTCAGACACTTACCGCCGATTATTCAGGCAGGTTCTGAACGTCGATTGCATGGTAATAATCACCCGCGCCGAACAAGTTGTCAGCCACTCCATACCGAGTATGGAAGAATGTTCTTGGCTGGCCGTCTTCCTCGCCATAACCCTTTTTGATCTGAAGGGGAATATAAGGTGCGTAATAAATACCGGCATCGATCTCATTCGGACCCTTGTAACCAAGGTGCATTTTGTCGTCTGTGGCATAGATGTCAACGTAACAATCCATGTTCAGGGCCTTGCCAGCATAGCTGGTTTTAACCGGATCGACATTTTCTGTGGTCAGTTTGCCAGCCGCCTCGATTACGCTGAGGACGCCAGGGGAAACAATACAGAAGTTAGCCATACCGCGCCTATTGGTCACAGCAAGTTTTCTTTTCTGACGGGCAATGTGCGCCATCAGGGTCTGGTATTTTTCCATTTCCCATCTACCGGTCTCGCCAGCAGTGGTAGCATCGAAATCCCAGGATGTGGATGTTCCGGCTTTGGCCGCGATCAGGGCGATAAACTCGCGATTCATTTCCACGACGATCTCATCGGAGGCGATGGAGGTCAGAAGACGCTCGGCATTCATATTATGGATGGCCATAAGATCTTGCTCGAGTTCCTCAGTCCACTTGGCTTTCAGCTTTCTGGTCTTGGCCGTTACGGTCGCGGTCTCGATGTTGAAACCAACTTCCTTCATGGTCGTTGACAGATCTTCACCGGTTGCGGTGCTCATGGTTCCGGTATAGTTGCTGAAGATGATTTTCTGCAGGGCCTCATTGTCGTAAGATACAACAACCGAAGCCTCCTTTGCGTTAAAAGCGGCTGCATTGTCGATCTCGCCGGTATAAGCAATGTTCTTCGTGCCGGAGGTGATCTCGCAAAGCATGTTAGCGCCTTCGATGTGGCGAACTTTACCAGTCATCTCGTCGGCTGTAACGGAAAAATCGCCGCCAACGGTAAAGTCAGCAGTGGCTGCTTCATCCAAGGTGAAGATGATACCAACTGCTCTGGTAATCGGGTTGACAGTGTCATTGTGAAAAGCCGCGCGAAGGGCGAAAATCAGGCCGGTCGGGCCGCTCATGGGCTGCGTTCCAAAAATTGACATTCCGATCAGGGCTGGCATAACACGCCTCAGCATCGGGATCAGGATGGGCGAAAAGTCGCCAGTACCGGCAGCAGCGTTGGTCCGCTCTTTCAGCTCTTCAGTATTTTCAAGCAGTTGGGCGACAGTAGCATAATCCATATTGTCCAGTTTCGGACAAGTGGAGACAAAAGACTCCCATTTGCCGGTACCTTCCAGCAAGGGCATCCATTTGTCAAGCACTTCCTGCTCAACCGTAAAAGTTTCATACATTTTTTCCATTTTGGTTCTCCTTTAAGTTTTTCAAAAATATAAATTAACTTGTCAAATGTTATTTACCGTTTGAGCCTACCCTTTACGGTAAATAAATGTCGATTTGGGAATCACCATCGTTCTCATCGTTCTCGTCATGGTTGACGCCCTCATTCAATGAATCGCCTTTGTTCTTGTTGGGGTCATCATTCTCGTCATTGGCGTCTTCGACTACCTTGGCGATCAAGATTTTGGTTTTCTCTTCGAAAGCCTCGACGTCCTCGGCATCAACACCTTCCAGCAGGTCCAGGACCTTTTCGGCATCGGTATCGGTAACATCAGATTCGGAAATCAGGCGTTTGAACATCAAAGCCTTTTCATATTCCAGAATCTGCTTTTGACTTTCAATGCCGCTGTTGATGGAATCATTCAGCTTTTCGTTGACCTTGGTAACTTTGCCTTCCAGATCGGCAACAACATCGGTCTCGCTTTCGGGAACAACGATGTATTGCTCTTTGAGCAGGGCCATCAGGCCTTTCATAACGGCCTCAGAAACGTTGACCTTGATATCAGATTCGATTGCCGGGATGTTCTCCTCGATGAATTCATCGACGGCCACTTTCGAGTATTCGGAAAGTTTGTCGACCAATTCAACCTTGAATTTGGCCATTTCGGTTTTATTGGATTCCTCAAGCTCGGTCTCTTTCTCAACGAGCGCCACTTTGACTTTCTCGTTAAGGGCCGAATCAAACAGGGTGCCGATTTCCGTGATGGCTTCATCAGATACCTGATCCTTGAAGTATTTTTCCAAGAGTTTCTTTAAATCCATTTGTTTCTCCTTTGAAAATTTAACGTTATATAAAAATATGTTTTTCTTGCTATAAAGTTATTTACCGTTTTGAAAGAAATAAAACAATATTTATTTCATTTCAATTTCGACCCTAAAACCTTTACCATCTTTTTCGGTACCGATATGTTTGATTTTGTCCATATCACCCTTCAGCGCTTCTTTATACCGTTTGGTTAATTCCTCGGAAGTCGTCCCTTCACCCACTTTATAGGTCATGGTCACGAGTTTACCTTTGCGTTTCATCACGGGTTTAATTGGATCATCGGTACCATCGATCATAGAATCGAGAACGTGCTTGATGTTTTCAGACACCATTGAACCAATGCTCAGGACTTTGCCGCCCTTCTGCATTATACGACCGGCAATTTTGTCCCATCCATTAAGAATGGTAACCGTGCTGTCATTATCCCATTTGAAATCTCGGTCAACCTTCATTTTACCGGCAGCAAACAAACTGTTAAGACGGCCTTTATCGTTACCGGAAACGGTAAGTTTCCGAGCTTTTTTCTCAGCGAGATTTTTTTGATGCTCCATGAGGTCTTCATATAGTTCATCAAATTTAATTGCTTTGTACGACATTACTCCTCCTCGGTATCAAGGATTTCAATTTTACCGCGCTTGAAAGCATCTTCTGCCGCCGCAAAATCATCCTCATTTTTGAATTTGTAATAATTGGTCCCATCCGTTTTGAATTTGACTTTCTCGTCCTTTAATAGGTCGAGGGCCTTTCTGGCATCACGAACAGCGACTTCAATTGCCCATTTTTCGTGGAGTTTAGCATTGCCGCTAATAGTGGCAATATATTGTTTAAATAATCCGATGCAAACTTCATCTCGCTCCTTCTGAGATGATTTTTCCAGTGCATCCTTATATATGTCGATTTCTTCCGACAGATCTTTTCCAACCAATACCCCGTTCTGCCATACCCATTCCGCGCTCTCAAACACCGCATTTACAAATGCATGAGGTGCCGATGGATTAGTCACGATATCGCCCAGGGAAACGAGATGCAGACTTTGCACAATTTTGGCACCACCGGACTCTTTAACATCCCCAAACCCACGCGAGGATATACCTAATTGAACTCCACCCTCTATCAGATTTTTTACCTGTTTTCCGTGAGTTGTATTTAAAACCAGTGCCTTTGTTCTGAAATTGTTAGCGTCTTCATTGACCTCGGTGAATCGATGGGATATCCGATCTGGATTGATTTCGGATGATTTTTCTATGGGGTGATTCAGCTCCCCAACTGCCCGGCCATACTTCATCATTTCATTGACGTGCTTGGTGATGGCCTCTCCTAATACATTCTTAGGATAAACACGTCCATTTTTATTTTTGATTTCACTTTGAAGGGTTACACCCTCGATGTACATGTCCCGCCGCTTTTTACCCTCATCAAGTTCAACAATATCCTCGGAGATGACGATATCTGCGGTTATTTCGCAAAGTTCCCTCATAACGTCTCTCCCTTATCCCGGAAATTCGACCTTGGATTTGACCATTTTCAAATTGGCCTCTGCCTTCGATAGAGTTATTCCGGCTTGTTTCGGGTCCAGATTTGGTTTCTTTTTGGCAATCTCATAATTGGACTGAGCCTTGGCCACAGCTTTTTCAGCAGCCTCAAGATCGCTCTTGTCGAGTCTTTCCTGGACTTCGACCCCGGCCATATCCGCTGCAACCTTCTGAGTGATCTCGGCATGGGAATCGGAATATATGGCGCTCATTTTACCCTTAAGACGACTGATAAAACCAACTGCATCGTCGGCTAAAGCTTGTTTTAATAGTTTATCCATTGATTTTTCTCCTTGCTAATTAAAATTGATGATTAAGTTTGGTTGTCGGCTCCCGCGCTACCAAAACCGATGATGTTTTTCCCGGTCACTTTGACCTGGGTTTTGTCAAGGTGCAGTGCCAGAACGTAACTGTCGCCTGATACTGATACGACAACGCCGGAATCATCATTGACCTGTTTGCCTTTATTGGCCCTGGCCACGTCGTCCAGATTGAATTGGACATTATCACCAACTTTATACTTTTCATCCAATTCCAGGGTCGACTCAAAAATGTCTTTTAGTTTCTTCATGAAATATTTTCTCCCTTAAATTTCGGTTTGTTAATTGTATTTACCTATTTCTTAGGTTGCTCTTCCTTTTTTTCTTTAGGAGGTTCCTCTTTTTTGGGAGGTACTTCCTTTTTAGCAGCAGGTGGTGCAGCAGCCGGTGCTTCCGGTGCTTCTTCTTCCTCTTCAGGTGGTATGGTTGCATCTATTTCGGCCTGACGCTGTGCTTTTATATCATCCCCGACAAATTCCTCACCCTTATCTTCTTCCTTTTTAATCTGGTCTTGTTCATATTTGATTTCGTCATCGGTCATTTTGAATATGTTTTTCTGCACATATTCATTCGAGAAATATTTACCGACATATTCGGCCAGTGCCTCGGCGGTCTCACTTTGATCCCGCAGCAGCTCGGTATCTTTCAATTCAGAATAATAACTGTCTTGATTCCACAAAAAATTGATATCATTGCGAAACTCATTCCAGTCTTTTTTCGTCATCACATTTTTATAAACAAGCTGTTTCTCAAGCAAATCCATAAAAAGCACCGTGAATTTGTATTGAAGGGAAGAGATAAATTTTGTGAATTTCAATTCTTTTCTGGACATCTCCCCGGATTGCCCGATGTTGATTGTCGTTTGCTCTTCCTCATCAATACGCTCGATAGGCACCTTCAGGGATTTATACAATTTCTTTTTGAAATATACGATGTCCCCGATCTCGCCCAACTGACTGCCGCCTTCCAGGGTCTCAATTTTCGTGCCCTTTTGATCGGCGTTAGTTGGAAGGTAATAATCTTGAATCATCGATAAAATGTTTTTCTTAGTCGATAACTGCCCGGTATTTGCATCATAATATATTTTTGATTTGAAGCCTCGAATGAGTTTTTTCACATAGGCGTCCGCTTTCTTTTTCGGCAATTTCCCAACATCAATGAAAAACACCCGCCGTTCAGGCGCCCGTGTGATCCGGTAAATTACCGCCGAATCTTCTAAAAGCCGCAACTGATTTAACGGTTTCAGGGATTTGTGCAGAGGAGAAATGTATATCCGGCCAGAATGATCTGTAATACCGGATGGCACAAAAGTAATCATCGATTCGGATATCAGGTAACCACTTTTCTCTTCGCTATCATCATATTTAAATTTTTCCAGATTTCGAACATCTGCTACACCATCCAGGCGCCGCTCATTCTCTTTCCAGATGTAAGCATAATCACCTTTTAATTCCTGCTTATGCCTTTTAGCAAAATCCTGGGCTTTTTTATCAACTTTCAACCGGATGATATCAAAAGGTGATAGCAAGTTCAGCTTATGAATACCTTTTCTCTCATTTTTGTCGATTACGATTTGATAATATAACCGACCATCGATATACCATTTTCGGAAAATGTCTGGCCCGGTATTATTGAAATTTAACAGATTGATGATTTCATCAAAGGCCGTTTTGATTTTCGTCTTTATCGTATTTGACTGTTCGAGAGAATCCAGATCGATATCAACGATGCCGTTGGCCTCTTTTACAATTGCTTCATTGACGATTTCATCGATGGCGTCATCAATCTCAAAATTAACGGTTGAGCGCCGGTACATCGAAATGAGGTCATATGTAGTCTTGGCCCTGATTTCAAAATCAATCCCCCAGGACAATTGACCTATACTAAAGGCGTCCGCTTCAGGTTCATCGGTATTTTTCAGTTCAACGACGTCATCTGGTAATTCTTCATTTTTGAATTTATCATCTGATTTTGGAATCAGGTTTGTCAGCCGCCCAAGTACTTGTTCTCTAAAGAAATTCGCCATTATTTATTTCCCTCGCCTTTTCACAGATCTAACTGCTGCTTTTGACGTTTTACGTCTGGTTGATTTAGTATGTTTAACTTTTGCTTTCGGGCTCTTCTTTTTCTTATCTTTGACGTGATCTTTCCACTTTAGCATCATCGCCGCAAAAACTGCCTTCTCCGATTTTTTGCGCCACTTACCAGGAATATTTACCGCTGCCGCTTTATAGTTTTCCCAATTAAAGACTGCGATATCGCTCTGAACATGGGATGTTAAATACCTGCGAATAATTAAATATGCATATCCTTTTGGTAATTGCAGTGAATTCCATGCCCGTTTTATTTGTGGATATGTTATGCGCTTTCTGTTTTTAGTTGCTCGTATAAGCCGGTCTGCCAATTGCAAACGTTTTGCCCAGGGTAGATAATGGATATTCAATCCCAAAAAACCATCCGGATATTTTGCCAAAAGTATCGGCATCGGTAGCACATCATAATAAGGTAGGGTGCTCGCATGTTTCGGGGAATATTTAAACATCATCGGAAATCCAAAATAAGCGCGTTTTATTTTGGATGGCTTTATTTTCGGGATTTTCTCACCATTATATAAGGTGTCAAATTGAGCCTGGAGTTCTCTCGGAAACTTCCGCTTACCACGGGAATAAAGTTCTTGTGGGAATTCAGACTTGGCTTTTGCGTTTTCCTTTGCCGCCCTGTCCTCAAATAAATTCTGGCCGCGAGGCCATCCCGCTGCATGTGCTGGATATTTAGGCAAGAGACACCTTTAAAACTCGTTTAATCAGCTTTTTAAATCCCACCCAATCCTCCACTCGGATGATTTTCTCCATCGCTTTGATTTCCTGGGGAGTGGCCTTTTGATAAAATTCGGCCATCTCAGCAAATCCTATATTGCCGCCATATACCATTTCATTTAATATCCGAGTAAATGATTTTATCATCTAATAGATTCCCAGAATTTTCCAAATTTTTGAATTGCTGACTCGGAAACCCTTAACGATTTTAAATATGGATCGATATAATATCCTTGAAATTTCAATAAGGAATGTCCGTTTACCGACATATCCGATATATCTTCGATCAAATTTTTGATTGGTTTCTGACTAAAGTTTTTGATAGCACCCGCAGCGATAAGCTTTTCTGATATCTTTTTCCATTTTCGCTCATCCCATTCAATAAATACGAGATCCTTATGCCACCAGAGCTCACCGGTCAGATTTTGTTTTGCCCATCTCACTGACATATGACATTGGAATGAGCCGTCAGGATCTTTACACCCTATGGCATAACTAAAAATGGAATCATAGACGGACTTGGCGATATCCTTTCCAAAGCCCTCATGCAATATATGTGCAAAGCCTTTCATTTTAGTCCCGATCTTTTATATAATCGATGATTTTAACTTTGCCTTCATTTTTAGAAAACCATCTGTCAAAGGATTTTCGGGTTTTAAATGATTTCATCCCAGTCCGGCCTTGGATATCGGTATAACTGACAATAACTTCAGCATCCGATTCGGACGGATTCATAGCACGGGCCTCGGTCATTCTTTTGAATTCTCTCTTGGCTTCGTTTTCCCTCTTGAAAGGTCCGCCGATAATGTTTTGATTTGTGTCATAAATATACCATGCGCCGCGCCGGTGATCTATAAAATCACCTTTCTCCTCATTCATATTCATTCCGGATCGTTTGAAAGCTATCATCGCGAGTTTCCTGGTCCTAAAGACTTTCAAATTTCCTTGCTGACCGAGGACGTGATCTTTGGCTATAACAGACTGTTTGAATTTATCCCCGGCAATAACGACATGCTTGACTTTAAGCACACTGCCAATATTTAATTCTGTTCCACCGACTATTCTATATCGGGATAATGAACGTCCGTTTGAGCTCACCACATAAAAATTAAAACCAGCGATGAGATCCTCTTCCGAAATCGGCTGTTTGTTTTCCGTTAAAATGTCGCGATATGATTTCATTTTTTTACCCCATCGTTGTATCCCTTGGCATAAGCAATATCCAACAGATCTTTTGATTTTGGTTTTATTTTGCCAGATTTGCCGCGAGCATCGGTTTGCCCATCTTCATAGGCATCATCCAGGTCTTCTTTAGACGGGCCGTCCGCCGCCTTAGTGCGCATCACGTTGACCTCACTGATATATTTTTCCATTTCCCATCGGGTTTTTCCAGTTTTCATTTATTTTTTACCTTTCCAACCGACCAATTTTCCCTGATTAATCAGCGCGTCTGCGACATCGGCGCCCTTTTGGGTCAGGAGATAATTTACATCATACAGATCATCGGAATATTTTTCTTTTCCTTTTTTAGATCTCAATAAGCCCTTTTTGACGAGCTTGTCTAAACTTTTGTCGCCGCCACGCGCATTGAGACCGGTACCGACAGAGTATTTCCCGTCCGCGCCGCCAGTGATACTTTTGACGAATGAGCTAAAATCCATTATATGGTATCCGCTCAAATTGATTGTGGTCTCTGCCAATTCCAAACTTACGGATTCTGGAATTGAGATTTTTAACTGTTTCATTTTCTTTTGCACTTTTGCCAGCAATTTCTGTGGGACATCGTCTTGATCCGTTACCTCGAAAGGTGGCATTGCATTTGTAATCGATCTTTTCCCGGCAATCATCCGGTCGTCATCGATTGTAATACCCA